CATGGCCTTCCGTTCGCGGAACACCGATCACCAGCTTGATTTCGGCTGGGCGATCACCTGCCACAAGTCGCAGGGTTCCCAATGGGATGAGGTGATCGTCCACGACGATTCGGGTTCGTTCCGAAACGACGCCGATAAGTGGCTCTACACCGCGATCACCCGAGCAGCCGAGCGACTGGTCCTCGTCGCCTGACGACGGGCTGAAAACCTTTGAATTTGGCCGATTGTTTCGCTTAACAAATAGTTAAGCCAAAATGAAGGTTCCTCAACTCGTCGCAAAAATCACTCATTTCGCCGCAGGCACTTGTCATGTAGGAAATCGGAAGGCAAAGCAATGACATCGCTACCACAACTCGTCGGACTTATCGGTCGGAAGGGCGCAGGGAAGGATACGGCAGCAGAGGTTCTGCTGTCGGCAGGTTACGAGAACGTAAAGTTCGCCGGAGCCTTGAAGGACATGATTCGGAGTCTCCTCGCCTATCAGGGCGTGGAGGTAGAAGTGATCGAACGAATGGTGGAAGGCGACCTCAAGGAGGTCCCGACGCCATATCTTGCGGGCCGCACTCCTCGGTATGCGATGCAGACCTTGGGGACCGAATGGGGCCGAGATCAGATTGCGGACGACCTCTGGGTCGGCACTGCGATCCGCCGGGCTGGTAATTTCGACAAGGTCGTCATTACCGACGTGCGTTTCCCGAACGAAAAAACGGCAGTGGACGAGGCTGGGGGTGTGTGCGTTGGCATCACCGCCAACTGGATCACTGCCGCCGAGGGGGAGCACGCTTCTGAGGCTTTGATTGATGAGATTATCGAGCGCCTACCTGACGCTCACAAGATCACCAATCTGAGGGCTGCACCGGGTCGAACCCGCGAAGCCATCGAAGAGTTTCATCAGCGCTTCCTCAAGTTGCTTAGTAACCTGTGACCTGTCGCAGGTAGGGTGTTTCAGGGGAGTATCGAAAATGACTGTTATCACGCTGACCGTAACCGACCACAGCCTTGAAGAAGGCACCTACCGCGTGGACTTCCACGCCGAAGGAAGCCAGATCGATGAGGGCCGGGCGACTGCCGCTTATTTCACCGGCTTCTACCTGCACACGTTGATCAACACGCCGGACTTTCTGGCGGGCGCGTCGGAATGCGGTAAGCAATTGTTTGCTGCTGGGGCCGAAGCCGGCGTCATGCACTACGGCACGGAGAAGGCGAAGGCGATCCTCACGATCACCGATGTCGATACCGATACCGGCCAGATGAGCTTTTCGCTGGAAGGCGAGGGTGGTGATCTGTCCGGCAAGACGCTCCCCACGCCCGCCCAGATCATCGGCGTCTATATGCGCAGCCTCCTGAGCGACATGAATTTTCAGGTCGCCTGTTGGGCCTTCGCCGAGGAATTCATCGCCAGCCACGGCGCTGAGATCACCAACCGCGACAGCAAGCCTGCCGCCAACGACATCGACACCGGCGGCGCATCCCGCGCCGCCTAATGGAGAAACTATGACGATCACTCACCCTGAACTGGTCAGCGCGCTCGTGAAGCCGGGCGCAACCATCGCCGCCCAGATGACGGCGACGGAAGCCGATCTCTGGCACGGCGCGACAGGCGTGGCCGGCGAGACCACCGAAATCCTCGAAGCGGTGGTGGAGTCCGAACTGACGGACGAACTGCTCGACATGGACAACATGCTCGAAGAGCTTGGTGATATGGAATTCTATATCGAGCAGGTCCGCCAGAACCTCGGCATCTCCCGCGACGACACCCTGTGCATGAGCGACGACAGCGGCCCCAGCAATCTCTTCGACGACGCGGCGATCCTCGCCGTGATCGGCGGCCAGCTTCTCGATCTGGCCAAGAAGGTGGCGATCTACAAGAAGGCGGTCGAGAAGGATGCGTTCATCGCCGTCCTCGCCCGGCTGGAGGTCGCGATGGCCCGACTGCGTATGCACACCGGCTACACCCGCGATGAAAGCCTGTCGGGCAACATCGCCAAGCTGTCGGTCCGCTACGCCGGCCTGACCTACTCGAACGAGGCCGCTCAGGTCCGGGCGGACAAGGCATGATCCAGCGTCGTCCCAATCGCACCGGTGCCGCCCTCACCACCATCTTCGGCGGCCTCACCATCGGCGTCGGCTGCATCGCCCCGCTGGCCGTGATCGGCTTCTGGGTGCTGGTGATCGCCGCCCTCTGGAAGTATGTTTTCGGCGGCTGATCGTCTCTTTTTTCTTGACCCCACCGACAGTTTAACTAGACGTGGGGTCAAGACATAATGACAAAGGAAGACGATGAGTCTCGCAGAAAGTTTGGCGGCCTACAGCAACCGCATCCTCCTGACCGAACCCCTCACTGCTGCGGAACTCGCTCCGCGCGTCGGGATCGAACCGGATACCGAAGACCCCTATGCCGGCCTCAACCGGGCGCAGCGCCGCAAGGCGATCGCCGTGGAGAGCCGGTCTTTTCGTAAGAGCCTCAAGCAGGGGAAAAATTAATGGGCTATCACAAGGCCAAGATCGAGCCGGGCGAATACGGCGAGTTCTCCAAGATTCTGGAAGAGGCGGATGAGTTCGCCGACGCGATCGACCAAGGGATCACCCTCATGGCGCTGATGGAACTGTCCGATCTGGTCGGTGCCATCACGGGTTATCTCGCCAAGCATCACCCCACCATCACGCTCGACGATCTCATCGCCATGTCGGAAGCCACCAAGCGGGCATTCGAAAGCGGTGAGCGGGGAGGACCGGCAGCATGACCGAACTCATCACGGATTACATGGCCGTCCCCGTCGAATATGTCGTCGAGGGTTCCGATGCCGAGCCGCAGAAGCTTCACGATGACCAGTATCCCGATCGCGTTACGATCTGCCACGCCTATGGCGGCGGTTCGATCACGGTCCTGACCCGGTCGCTGAATGGCATGAACCATTGCGGCGTCGCGATCCCTTACGAGGAGTTCGCCCGGATGGTCGCAGAGATCATCTCGAACGCGCCGCCGGCCGTGCTCAAGATGGTCAATGATCGCCTCGACGCGAAAGGAAATCTCCGCCGTGACGCCTGAACTCAAAGCGGACATCACGCGCTTCTTCGACATCCTGAATATCCGCGAGGAGTCGGATAGCGGCCGGGAATTTTCGCCGGTCTACATCTCGTGCTGCCGCGTGATGCTGGGTCAGGAATTGGGCGACATCCTCAAGCGGCTGGAAGAAGCCGTGGATTACAAGAAGCCCGGTCGGTCGCCGCTGCGGGAAGGTAAGGTGCCATGACGCCCAAGGGAATGATGTCGCCCAAGATCGACTACAAGCTGCTCGGCAAGGCGCTGGGCGAATATGAGAAGCGCGGCTACCGCTATGTCGAGGTGCCGTGGGCCGTCTCGAAAGACTACATCCGGGCGACGCTTCCTGAGCAGTTCCCGTCGATGCAGATCGGCCTCCCGGTCATCAACGGCACTAACCCGGATGAACTCTACCCGTGCCATCAGGCTTCCCATCTTGTCGGTTCGGCCGAGCAGGGCTTCCTCGCCCTCGATCTGCCGGAGGGTGCTTATGTCGGCGTCACGCCGTGCTTTCGCTTCGAGCCATATTTCGATCTGTTCCATCAGCCGATGTTCATGAAGATCGAGTTGTTCGTGACCGTGCCCTACACGACGGGCGCTCGGTTGATGGCGGACGCCAAGGAAGTGATGTCGCTCTATCTTCCGGTCGGGACGCACCTCGACGAGAAGAAGACGGATGAGGGTTTCGACCTTGAGATCGGCGGCGTCGAGGTCGGCTCATATGGGGTTCGATCGTTCCGCGACACGACGTGGGCCTATGGCACGGGACTTGCTCTCCCGCGTTTCTCCGTCACCAAGGCGCTCGATTCGGTCGTCTGACGTGTCAAGCACTTTATCTCGCTGATGCACAGTTAAGTTTCTTGCTTTCCACCGCCATTTTAACTATACTGTGCGGCCGTTTTCCTCCTACCCAGCGGACCCCAAAAATTTATGCCAATCTCCCCGAACGAGATCGTGATCGATCTCGGGCGTGATGCCCGTCTGACCCCGCAAGCCCTCGAAACCTTGAAAGATCGCTATCTCGTCGGCAACGAGACCAGCCCGCAGCAGGCATTCGCCCGCGCCGCTGCTGCCTTCGCTGATGACGTTGCCCACGGCCAGCGCATCTATGACTATGTGTCGCGCGGCTGGTTCATGTTCGCCACCCCGCTGCTGTCGAATGGCGGCACCGAGCGCGGTCTGCCGATCTCCTGCTTCCTGAACTACATGGCTGACAGCCGTGAAGGCATCAACCAGCACTATGAAGAGACCTCGTGGCTGTCCAGCCTCGGTGGTGGCGTTGGCGGCTATATCGCTGTGCGCGGCGCTGAGCCGACCAGCAAGGGTTCGGCGTCGAGCGGCGGCATCCCCTTCGTCTGCGTCATCGACCGTTACATGCTGGCCTTCTCGCAGGGCAAGACGCGCCGTGGTTCCTATGCGGCCTATCTGGACATCTCGCACCCGGACATCGACGAGTTCCTTGAGCTTCGCAAGCCGTCGGGCGGCGATGCCAATCGCAAGGCGCTGAACCTCCACCACGCCGTCAACATCACCGACGAATTCATGGCCGCCTGCATCGCGGACGCGGACTGGAATCTGGTCAGCCCGAAGACCGGTAAGACGGTCAAGACCGTTTCGGCGCGCGGCCTGATGCGGAAGATCGTGGACACCCGTCACCAGACCGGCGAGCCGTTCATCCTGTTCAAGGACACAGCCAACCGCGCGATGCCCGCGCCGTTGAAGGCCAAGGGCCTCAAAATCCACCACTCGAATCTTTGCACCGAGATCATGCTGCCGACGGCACAGGATCGCACGGCGGTCTGCTGCTTGTCGTCGGTCAACCTCGCACTCTACGACGAATGGAAGGATCACCCGACCTTCATCGAAGACCTGATGCGGATGCTGGACAACACCCTGACCGTGTTCATTCAGCAGGCTCCCAAGGAACTGTGGCGCGCGGTGAAGTCGGCGATCAACGAGCGTTCGGTCGGTCTCGGCGCGATGGGCCTGCACACCTATCTCCAGAACAAGGGGATCGCGTGGGGTTCCGATCTGGCGCGCGGCTACAATGTGATGATGTTCGAGCATCTGCAAAAGAAGACGAACGCCGCATCGATCAAGCTGGGCGCAGAGCGCGGTGAGGCCCCGGACATGGAAGGCACCGGCGAGCGCTTCTCGCACAAGATGGCCGTGGCCCCGAACGCCTCGTCGTCGATCTTCCTGAACGTGTCGCCGTCGATCGAGCAATACCCGGAGAACATCTTCATCCACAAGACCCTGTCGGGATCGCACAAGGTGAAGAACCCGGCGCTGGAAGCCTTGCTCGAAACCAAAGGCAAGAACACCGACGCCGTCTGGAAGGACATCCTCGCCAACGACGGTTCGGTCCAGCATCTGGACTTCCTGTCGGCGATGGAGAAGCTGGTCTTCCTCACCGCGTTCGAGACCAACCAGCTTCTGTCGGTCGAGATGAACAACGATCGCACGCCGTTCGTCGATCAGGGCATCTCGTTCAATCTGTCGGTGCCGGCCGAGGTCGATGCCGAATACATGCTGGAACTACACTTCGCCGCATGGGCCGGCGGTTCCAAGTCGATGTATTACGTCCGCTCGAAGGCCCCGAACAAGGCCGAGAACATGAACACCAAGGTCGAGCAATTCGAACTGGTTGTTCCTCAAGACGAAGGATGCCTGAGTTGTGAGGGGTAACCACCCCTCACTTTCCTCACCCATTTACGGCATCCAAGAATAGCTATGCACTTTCAAGGACAGCGCGGCCTTACCAACGACCAACGGTTTGACGCAAGTTACACAGTTGGTGACGCTTGTTGGGAATGGACCGGGGCGTGCGACAAAGACGGTTACGGAATCTTCTGGGACGCTGAAAAGCCGGGACGGGTGCGGGCCAATAGGTTCGCCTTGGAACGTATTACCGGGCCGCTTGGTGAGTTACAAGCGTGTCACCAGTGCGATAACCCAAAATGTGTCCGGCCCGCCCATCTCTTCGCTGGGACCGGGTCCGACAATATGCACGACAAGGCGTCAAAAGGAAGGACATTAGGGTTCGCTTCGTTGAAAGGCGAACAACACACTCAAGCTAAACTCTCAGAGGCAGAAGTAGCTCAGATTAAGCGGCGTCTACTCTCAGGGGAAAAACAAAAGACACTGGCGGCGGAGTTCGGCGTCGGGAGTCCTCTAATTTCACGGATCAATTCAGGAAAGATTTGGAAAGATGTCGCTGCTCAAGCCAAGTAAAGCCTACAAGCCTTTCGCCTATCCATGGGCATTTGAAGCCTATGAGGCAATGCAGAAGATGCACTGGTTGCCGAGCGAGGTTCCGTTGCAGGAAGATGTTCATGACTGGAACGTCAAGCTGAACGA